TAAGTTATTGTCCTTTTATCAATGAAGTACAGGATGAATATAAAAAAATAATATCTAACTATAAATATCAAGACCATGGATTTTGTTATGAAGAAATTCATTCTAATGACAAGTTTAAAAGATTAAACGATTGGGTTAATACAGAGCTTAAAAAATATATAGACGGACACTTGTATCAAGACGAATATGAATGCAAAGAATCTTGGTTATTAGATTATAAAATCGGCAGTAACCAGCCTGTACACAATCATCCAGGTTTTATTTTTTCAGCATTGTTTTTTTTAGAAGGGTACGAAGATGATGTGAGTCTAACTCTTTTAAATCCCGTTGATGATATGATGAACCCATTAAATAATCATGCTAAAACAAATCCTAATACTAATAATTTTACACATAGAGTTATTAGCTATCCACCTAAAAGTGGTCGGTTAATTATATGGAGAAGTTATGTTATGCATAGTGTCGATACTAAAATAAAAGATTGCAAAAGAATAGTTTTTGCATATAATTTTGACAGGAAAGTAAAATGAATTTAGCAGAATATTATTGGTGGTTTGACTCCGTTATTCCGGAAACACTTTGTGATGACATTATAAAATATGGTAATCTCCATAATAAAAAATTAGCCACAACTGGTAATTTTACAGACGAAAAATTAAACAAAGAACAAGAAGAAAAATTAAAAAAAGAAAGAAACTCAAACGTAGTTTTTTTAGATGAGGCTTGGATATATAAAGAAATACAACCCTACATTTATGTTGCTAATCGTAATGCACGTTGGGATTTTCAATGGGAAATGAGCGAGACTTGTCAATTTACAACATATGGTCCAAATCAACATTATGATTGGCATTGTGATTCTTTTAAAAAACCTTATGACAAACCGCCTTTTAGAAAAGGTTTAATAAGAAAACTATCTATGACATTATCATTAACAGATCCAAAAGAATATGAGGGAGGGGAATTTCAATTTGATTTTAGAGATACTAAATCAAAAAATATTTTAACTTGTAAAGAAATAAAAAATAAAGGATCTATTGTAGTATTCCCAAGTTTTGTTTGGCATAGAGTTACGCCTGTCACAAAAGGTACAAGAAATAGTTTAGTTTGTTGGAATTTAGGAAAACCATATGTTTAGTAAAATAAATGCTTTAGGATTTCCTTTATATAGATTTTATTATGATAAAAATAAAATCGACGAAGTATATAAAAAATTAATGGATTTAAATTATAACGACAACCCTAATAATATGATGTGGTCTGGAATGAAACAAGATGGGACAGGAATAAATTTACATTCATTATCAGAGTTTAAAGATATATTTAAATGGTTTCATAAATGCTTAGAAGAGGTAAAACAAGATATGAGACTTACATGTGATGAATTAAAAGTTGTAAGTTCTTGGGCTAATAAAAATAAAAAAGATCAGTTCTTTCATGCTCATCAACATCCCAATTGTTTTATGAGTTCTAACTATTATGCTTCGGGTTTGCCTGAAGACAAAACTATTTGGTACATAGAAAACCCTTATTTTAAAAACTCTAACTTACAACCTATGTCTAGCGACGATGTTGATAATGGAGGATTATATTTAAAACATATAGAAGATACAGAGCCAGGAAAATATGTTGTGTTTCCTCCTTCTGTTTTACATTACGCAACAAAAAATACTGGTGATAAACCTAGAATTACTATTGCTGCAAATATTTATCCAAGTGGTACTATATCTTGTGGTGGAGTATCTAATTTAAAAATAAAGGTGGTAGACTAATGTCATTTAAAAAAAATAAATATACAATTAAAAGAAATGTTATTTCAAAAGAACTATGTGAGTTTGCTTGTGAGTATTCAAAATTAAAAAAAACAGTTGCGCGTACAATGTTTGACTCTAAGTTTCTTTCTCCTTACACAGAATTTTATGGTGTGTGGAATGACCCACAAGTACCAGAAACTTATTCTCATTACTCAGATATTTTTATGGAAACATTACTAGACAAAGTTAGACCTATAATGGAAGAAACTACAGAACTTCGATTACTTCCTACATATTCTTATTTTAGAATATATAAAAAAGGAGACATATTAAAAAGACATAAAGACAGACAAGCGTGTTCTGTTTCAACAACTATGAATTTAGGAGGTGACCCTTGGCCTATATTTATAAACCCTAATTCAGAAGAAGGTTATACCCAAGGTGAAAAAACAGGTGTTCATGAAGTTCAAGACTATGTACCATCAACTAGTCCTGGTGTTAAAGTAGAACTAGAACCAGGAGATATGTTAATTTATTCAGGTTGTGATTTAGAACATTGGAGAGAGCCTTTTGAAGGTACACAAACTACACAGGTATTTTTACACTATAATGATAGAAACGAACCTACTGCTAAAGTTGAAAAATTTGATAGAAGAAAACATTTAGGACTACCTTCATGGTTTAAAGGCAAATAATGAATAAAGAAAGATTCTTATATTGGAAATTTGAAAAGCTATATTCTAAAGAAGAAATAGATATTTTAAACAAAGAAATAGAAAATTTAAAATCAGAAGGAAGAGACATTCCTGCTGAGGATATAGTTAAAACAGCTGAAATTAAAGTCATAGATTCTTCTAAAATAACATTATTAAACAAAATGACTGATAGTATTGTAGAGGCAAATAAAAATAATTTTGGTTACAATATTTACACAGAAAAATATCATATGAATTACAATACATATTCTGCTAAAAACAAAGGACGATATGATTATCATTTAGATATGGTGTTTCAAAATCCTGCTTCTGATATAAAATTAACTGCTATTTTAAATTTGTCTACAGAAACGTATGATGGCGGTAACTTTTGTATATACACAGGAAAAGAATCTGCAATTCCAGAAATAAGAATACCTGGAAATATGATAGTATTTCCGTCCTTTCTATTACACAAAGTAAAACCCGTAATTGCAGGCACAAGAAAAACTTTAAGTGTTTGGGTGAGCGGTCCGAAGTTTCAATAATACGTTGATTTTTACAAATATTGCAGTAAAGTGGCAGATTAAACTAGGAATAATATGCTACAAAAATTAGGCTTTCTACCAGGATTCAATAAACAAGTTACATCTACCGGCGCTGAATCACAGTGGACAGGGGGTGAGAACGTTCGTTTTAGATATGGTACACCTGAAAAGATAGGTGGTTGGTCTCAATTAGGAGACAAAAAATTAACAGGTGCTGCAAGAGGATTGCATCATATGGTTAATAAAGAAGGTATTAAATACGCAGCTATTGGTACCAACAGAATTTTATACGTATACTCTGGAGGAGTTTACTACGATATACATCCTTTAACTAATCCATCAGGTACAGCTATTACAAGTGTATTTAGTACAACTAATGGACAACCTACTGTAACAATGACATTTTCTTCTGCACACAATTTTCAAGTAGGGGACATTATATTGTTTGGGGACCCTTCTACATTTACAGCTATTACAGGTTCTAATTTTGGATCTTCTGATTTTTGCGATAGAAAATTTATGATCACTAGTGTTCCAAATACAACCACACTTACTATTACAATGGACAGTAATGAAAGTGGAGCAGGAGCAACTACATCTGGAGGCATAACTTATTTTCAATACTACCACGTTGGACCCGCTGAACAAATTGGAGTTTTTGGGTATGGTATATCTCAATGGGGAGGAACAGTTACAAGTCCACAAACTACTACATTGAACGGAGCACTAAACGCTGACTCTGCTGGAACCGGTGGAACAGGGACCACGATTAATGTAGCCAGCACAACTGGATTTCCAAGCACAGGAACAAATTTTATACAAGTAGATAACGAAGAAATATCGTACACAGGAATTACATCTACAAGTTTTACTGGCATTACTAGAAATGTTAGAGGAACAACTAACGCCTCTCACAGTAATGGTGCAACAGTTACTAACTTTAGTAGTTATTCAGCCTGGGGCCAAGCAGCAGCAACCACGGATAAAGTTGCAGAACCTGGTATGTGGGCAATAGATAATTTAGGAAGTACATTAATTGCTTTAATATTTAACGGAGAATGTTTTGAATGGAATGCAGATTTAGCTAATGCAACAGCTACGAGAGCTACAATTATATCTGGTGCACCAACAGCGTCACGTGATATGTTAGTCTCTACACCTGACCGTCACTTAGTATTTTTTGGAACAGAAACAACAATAGGTGACAAGACTACCCAAGACGATATGTTTATAAGATTCTCGTCTCAAGAAAATATTAATGACTACACACCAACAGCTGAGAATAGTGCTGGTACACAAAGACTGGCCGCCGGATCACGGATCATGGGTGCTAAACTTGGTAGAAATGCAATATACATTTGGTCCGATACATCTTTATTTACTATGAGATTTGTTGGAACTCCTTTTACATTTGCTTATGAACAAGTTGGAAATAACTGTGGATTGATAGGTAAGAATGCAGCAGCAGAAGTTGACGGTGCTGCGTATTGGATGTCTGATAATGGTTTCTTTAGGTACACTGGTAAACTAGAATCGATGGATTGTTTAGTTGAAGACTATGTTTATGATAACCTTAACACAACATCTAATCAATTTGTATATTGTGGAATAAATAACTTGTTCGGTGAAGTAACTTGGTTTTATCCTGAAGCTGGTTCTAATGTAAATACACAATCAGTTACATATAGTTATTTAGATTCAACAGCTAAAAGACCTATATGGTTTGTAAACGCAAGTCCTTTATTTATCAGAACAACATGGCAAGACTCAGCTGTATTTGGTTTGCCTCATGCTACTCAATATGATGCAGGAACAGATACTTCTTTTGATGTAGTTGGTAATACAGATGGTATTTCATATTACTATGAACATGAAACAGGTGTTAACCAAGTAAGGTTAGGTGTTACAACAGCCATACCTGCTAACATTACATCTGGTGATTATGATATTACACAAAAAGTTGTAAGAGGAGCTGCAACTAACATGGCTGACCTTAGAGGTGATGGTGAAAACATTATGAGAGTAAGTAGAATTATACCTGACTTTATATCTCAACAAGGAAGCGCTGTTGTACAATTAGATTTAAGAAACTACCCTAGTGATACATCAGTTAGCTCATCATTAGGTCCTTTTACGGTAACAACAAGTACAACAAAAGTAGACACACGAGCTAGAGCTAGAGCTATAGCTCTTACAATATCCAACACAGCAGTAGATACTAGTTGGAAGTTAGGGACTTTTAGGTTAGATATACAAGCTGGAGGAAGAAGATAATGT